ACTGATCAGCGGCGTTGTTAGCACCATATGGATCAATGTAAACGCGATACTTACCAGCAAGAACACCAGCGAAGGTGTTACCGGTATCATCAACGTTCAGGTTGGCGTTAAGAGCAGGGGTGTAATCAAGTACACCAGCCATGGTCAGTGCGGAAGCAACGTCAGCAGAGCACATGATCATGTTACCCTTGCCTCTACGAGTGCGCTGGGCAATCGCGTTAGCGTCTCTTTCGATCTGGAAGATAAGTCCCTTGAACTTCTCAACAGACCAGCGACCGTTGGAGTCAACGTCGAGGTCAAAAGCACCGGATGTTGCAACGTTGGTGGAAGCACCTTGCTCAGCAACACGATAGATGGTTCTGATGACTTCGCGGTTGATTTCCGCAAGGATCTCAGTGGAAAGAATGTTAGCCAGTTCGGCTTCAGCATTCAGACCGTGGATTGCCTTGAGGTCCTGGGCGAGTTCCAGGGAGTATTCTGCTTTCAGAGCTCTGCTCTTAGCAGTAACGGTGACCTTCTCGATCGAGAATGCCATTTCGTTGAAGGTGTCGGAAGTACTGTTTCCGAGATCTTCAGCGTCGTCTGTACGCATACCCTGACCAACAGAGTATGTGGAACCGTTGATACCCGAAGTTGGGTTCAGAGCGGCAGGGTTGGAACCAGACTGACCAGTTGTACCCATACCAACGCTACCAGCGGTAAATCCGTTAGCGAGGTTGGAAGAGTTGTTCTGACCAGAGAATGCGGTATCTGCTTCGTCGAACAGAGCTTCGGATCCGCCCTGAGTCTTGTAGCGTGAACGCATTGCGAAGATCAGTCCAGTAGGACCGGTCATTGGTTGTACGCCAGCGAGGTCATAAGCGACCAGGTTAGGCATAGAGCGTCTGATCAAGGAGATCAGAACAGGGTCGAAACCTGCAACGGTTTGACCACCGCCGGAGGTGTAACCTCCGTTACCAACAGCGTTGGTTGGAGATTCGGAGAGGAAAGCACTTTCCTCACGAAGAGCGATTTCTTGGTTTTCCAGGAGTTGAGCGGTAACTGCTCTACGATGATTGTCCTTGATGTTATCAAGACCGTCGTAGTCCAGAAGGGGTGCCCACTTCTCCTGCAGTACCTCGTTAGAAGGCATTTGCATTTGAATTTTACCTCGGTTTAAAAGTTAGTTTGAACTATAATTAATAATCACTTTTTAGCGACCCTACCAAGAGTCTGCATGTAGGATTCCATAATTGGAGAGACGGATCTCGACTCTACAACTTCGGTTCCCTCAGAGATTGTCTCAGTATGATCTCTCTGAGCGCCAGTTTCCTCTGGGAAGTAAGACTTCTTCAGAGTTACAAGCTTCTCACGATAGTTTCTGTCACTTTCAAACTCAACATTTTCAGCGAGAGAAGCGAACTTGTCCTTTTGGGTCTCAGCGAGTCCCTCGGCAACTTCTGCGAAAACTACGTCAGAAGTGGATTCAGCTAATCTACGATTAAGAGCAACATTGCGATCAATTTGCTCGTTGAGTTTAGACTCCATATCATCTAATTTATCTACCATGCTTTCAAGCACATCATATCTATCTTCAGGGATTGTTACATAATGTTCTTCAAAAAGGGTTTTCATACCCTCAAGGAAAGATTCGGTCATCTCAGTCTTGAGACCTTGCTCAACTTCAAGTGCATTCTCTTGAACCCACTCATCGGCAACATACTCAAGATAACCGTCGATGCGATCTTCCAGTGCTTCTTTGATGTTTTGAACTTCTTCCACGAGTGCCTGCTCGTAAGCAGTCTCAAGGTTTTCTTTTATCTCAGAAACTTTCGTCTTAATAGCAGCTTCAAAAATAGTGCGTGCTTTTTCTTGGAACTCTTCGGAGAGTTCTTCACCCTCAAGCAGAGCTTGAACATCGCCCTCGATGTCAATCTCTTGTTCTTGGATGACTCCCTCAGTGTTTTCCTCTGCTTCAGCTACAACCTCTTCTTCAGTAGTCTCTTCTTCAGATACTACTTCTTCAGCGGTTTCTTCTTCAGCTTCAGCCACGACTTCTTGATTCTCATCTACTTCTACTTCTTCAGCAGGAGCAGCTTTGGCGTTTACTACATCCTTAACTTGCTTAAGGGTAACACCGGGAGTAGCGAGTTTGTTAGAGTCGTCGTCTGGTCTGGAGTTCTCGGGAGTTGGACCTCCGAGATCTTCGTAAGGAACACCACTAGCCTGCATTGGTTCAGCGGGAGCAGCTCCTTTAGTTACTGCGTTTTCCATTTCCTGTAAGTTGCTATTAGCGGACATTTGTATCGATTAAATTTGGTATAATCTATATTTATTTATAAATCAAAGAATTGATAAGAAATCGTTAAATAACTGGAGCTTATGCTCGTCAAGGGTTTTTTGATCAACAAGAGTGTTAATTCTCTTCTGAGTCTTTTCTGCGAGTTGTTCACGAAGGATTCCACCTTCCCAAACCCACTCCTTTCCTTCCATGATTCCAGAAACAAAAGCATCCGGAGCAGAAGGATCGGCAACGATATCAGCAGCAGTTGCCAACATGAAATCTTCACCGACAACTTTATGACCTTCATTGGTCATACGAAGTGAACCTACACCACGAGAAGAAACACCAAGCATTACTCCTTCACCAATCAGAGATTGTGCAATCTTACCCATTGGGGTATCAAGGAGTTGTGCTTTACCTCTAAAATTATTACCCTCTTGAGTGAGTGAAGTAATTTTGTGAGAAACACGGTCAAGGTTTACAGTAGGACCATCGGGATGTCCCAGTTCACCCAGAGCACGACCTTTTTTAACAAAACTTTCGTTATAACGAGATACTTCGTTAGAAAGAGTCTGAACAGGATACATTCTTCCATTGCGGTTTTTAATTCCGCCTTGAAGGAATACACCCTCAATGCACATTTTTTTCTTAACACCTTTACCTTCGGTGATAATTTGAATGTCCGAAATTTCTTCTGTGATAAGTTTCATTTTTTTATGCGGTAAATCCTACTTTTGAACCTAATACTCCAGCATTTGCAGCAAATACACACTGAGTAGGGTTTTTTTCTAGATATTCAACTGATCCTGTTGGTAGTGTAAAAGAACCAATAACATCACCACTTCTAGTTTCAACGACAGTGACAAGATGATTACCACTATGTGTATTAACTAGACGAACGACAGTTGCTTGAGAGAAACTAGTTGCAGTTCCAGTTGTTGTTGGGCAGGCTGCCTCCGCACCTTTACATAAAGTTCTTGCCATTATTCTTGATCCTCTTGTGAGTCTTGAGTTACTTCATTTTCAACTTCACCCTCTGTAGGTCCGTTAAACATTGAAGTTGCTACGTATGGTTTTGCAGCGTCAATTTTTTCAGCAACTTTTGCATACAGGGAATTTTTAACTGCGTCAGATACATCCGATGCAGAAGAATCCTGTGCAATCAAATCTACAATACTATTTTCCATGAAACAATGATGTATATGTTCTATTTATATCTCTGCTTCTTTTCCGTCTGCTTCAGTAGCACTACCTTGCGATTCTAAGTCTGGTTCTGTTGGAGTTGCACCAGCACTCATAGGATCTGCGATTGGTTGTCCAGTGACAGGATCAACTGCTGCTGGATTTGCAATAATACCTTTTACAATTTCATCTTCAATCTGAGCATCAATCTCAATGATTTCTTGATCAGTTTGACGAAGAACTTTTTTTCTTACATATTCTGTAGAATAGAACTTACCAATATAAGGTTCAATAGTTGCAAGATTAGTCAGTCTGCTCTGAATCATCTCATATTCTTTAAGTTCGGCAAACTGATTATCATAAAGGAAATCATATTGAATATGATCACCCATCTCTTCCCAGTCCTGAAGTGTAATTACATTCTTCAGAATCAGTTGAGTCTTGAGCATATCGTTGAACAAAGCAGAGAAACGCTTTCTCAAACGACCAACGAACTTAGAAAACTTCAGTTCATCACGCAGAATTTCAGAAGAACGACCAAGGTTAAAACCACCATCAGCAGCAATTCTAGATTCAGGAACGCCAAGAGCTCTGTAGAGTTTCTTCTGGAAATATTCAATATCAGAGAGTTCTCCCAGATTCTGCCCACCAGGTAGGGTAGTGATTTCAGTTCCGCGACCACCTTCTCTACGTGGTAACCAGAAGTCTTCCATCATTGACATGTATTTTCTGTCGTCTCTGATCTCTCCAGTGTTTGCATCATAGACAAGTTTATTTCTATAGCGAGACATAACCTCTTTGAGGTATTGCTCTGCTTTTACTTTGGGAAGATTGCCAACATCAATATAAAAAATGCGACGTTCTGGTGCTCTTGATAATCTATAGATGACCAAAGAATCCTCAATCATTCTAAGTTGATTGAGTGCCTTGATTGCTTTGTGAAGATAAGAAAGGACAGTTCCTTTATTACGATCTACAAGACCAGAACTGCAGTATGAAACTGAATCTTTCGCAATTTTTACAGAGTCTCTCTTTCCACCTGCACCAGAGAGAGTTCCACTAGGATAATTTTTCTTTGGAGTATATAAGAAAAACTCTTCAATTTCTGGTTCAACAACAGAATCGTCTTTTCCTCGTTGTGTTACTGAAGATGTATTTTGAAACGCAAGACCTCTCTTGTCCACCTTCTTCTCTTGGCGAACATACTTAATCTTCATCGGATCAATATATCTTAAATCTTGAATACCTGCTCCAGGATTTTTAAGATCAATTACTTTTAAGTAATAAACTCTACCATCAACATACCAATTCCTAAAGATTTCATGAGACTTCTTATCAAAGTCTAACATCTCTTTAATATATTTAAACTCTGCTCTAATAATCTGCTTTAATCTTTCTGTGCAGTTTAAGTTAGAGAGTTCAATTTCTACTGGGGAATCG